AAAGATGATGGCAAGCTACCAGAAGTTCGATCTTGAGAGTTGGGGGCGGCGTGAGCATTTTGAAGTCTTTAAAACGTATGCTCAAAATGCGTTCAGCATTACGGTTGAAATTGAAATTACCGGGTTTCTGAACTGGGTGAAGGCCAAGCGCTGCAAGTTTTACCCGGCAATGATCCATGAGGTAGCTGCCGTCCTTAATCGCCATCCCGAGTTTCGTATGGCCATGAAGGACGATGAGTTGATTGTCTACGATCGACTCAACCCCAGCTACACCATCCCGCACGTGCAGCAAGAAAGTTTTTCATCCATTTGGAGTGCGTACCACGAGAAGAAAGAGGACTTTCTTGCCGAGTATGAGCGGGATCTGGAAAAGTATGGCCAGGACACTCGTTACTTTCCCCGCTCTGACACGCCAGAAAACGTATTCTATATTTCCGCCTTGCCGTGGGTTTCCTTCACCAGCTTCAGTATGCAGTTTGCGAGCCTGCATAAGTTGTTCACCCCTATTGTCACGTTAGGAAAATACTTTGAAAGGGGTGGCAAGGTTTATATTCCCGTGGCCATTCAGTTGCATCATGCCGTGTGTGACGGGTTTCATGCGGGCCGCTTCATGACCGAATTACAGAAAGGGTGCCACGACTATTGACCGTGTGCAGTATTGTCCCCCAAGCCCTGCCATTAAAAAATTAGCAGGGCCCTTGAGCTTCTCAGGGATAGTGTTCAGACGCAAAAAAGCCCGCTGCAGTAGCGGGCTGATTTACAGTGTTACGGCATGGTGTACCGTAAGCAGCAGGATATTTGGTGGGTCGTGACAGACTCGAACTGTCGACCAATGGATTAAGAGTCCGAGGCGATAATTATAAAAATCAATGAGTTAGCTATTAATATGCTCCGCATGGCTTCACATATCGACGCCTTGAAAACCGCATAGATGCTGGCTCGGTTTTCGTTTGAGGAGCATTATCGAGTCGGTCCAACCTTGTCGCCACGGCGGTTCCGGACGTAGTGCTCAGTCATCGTGACTGAGGTGTGACCAAGCTGCCGCTGAGCCTGCCGAATATCCCCAGCGCTATCGGCTTTGTCGGTTCCTGCCTTTGCCCGCAGGTCACGAAATTGGAATAGATTCTTGGGCACTCCCGCTTCATCCCTGGCCTTGTCAAAACGGCTTCGCAATGCGTCGCGGCCCAGTGGTTGGCCGCGCTCGTTGACAATTAAAGCCGTGGCGACGACTTTGTAGGACGCCTTGCGCAGGCGGATTCGAGTTATGACCTTGGCCAGCTCTCCTTCGATAATGATCCGAAGTTTTTTTCCGGTCTTACCCTGCTGGATCTCCAGCGCACCGTCTTTGATATCTCGTTCGTCCAAGCTTAGTGTGTCAGCGGGGCGTTGGCCTGCTAGATAAGCCAAGTCCATGGCATCGCGCAGTGGCTGGTCTGCAGCGGCATAGACGGCGGCATAGACATCATCCTCGACATACACGTCACGCCCATCCTCCCGCGTTTTCCGAACACCAGCTGATGGGTTGGGGGCGCTGGTCAGTCCCATTTCGCGGGCGTAGTTGAATATGTGGCTGAACAGGGCAAGCTCACGGTTTGCACGCACCCCGCCAGCATCTGCAGGTGGAGTGCGTCCTTTGTCCGTATACCAATTTCTGGTTTTCTCCATTCGCCAGGAGCGGTACTGGCGAATGTGCTGAGGTTCGATGTCCTCCAGCAAGACGGGCGGATCATCAAAGAACTCATACAGCACTTCCAGCTCGCCCAAGTTGCCCTTCTGGGTATTGCGGGCTTTAGTTGGCAGTACCTCCTTGAGATAGCGTAATGCAGCATCACGGAACGTTACAGCAGTTGAGACAGTGTTGTCCGCCTCTAGCTCTGCCCAGCGCTGAATCGCTGCTACATAGTCAGAGCCGAGTGGAATTTCTTTGCGCGGCTTGCCGCCCACATCGTAGTAATAGAACGTCCGGCCTGAACGCTGTACCCTTCGGCGCATACGCGGAGGCAGGTTGGCATTTTTGGTTGGTTTGCGACCCATAGTCATCAGCCTCCGGCTAGTACGCGTGGCTGCCACCCTCGCTTTTGTTCTTCTCTTGGAGCGGCTGGCCTGCCCTCAATAACTGCACGAGCGATAATAGGCCGGCCTCTCGCGTTTTCAAAAAAGGGAATCCCGGATGTGCGCAGCCACTGAACCTGCAATTGCTCGCGATTGAGCAAGTGCCCGCCTATCCGTTTTCCCCTGCTGATTCCTGTCAATTCTGCCACTTCGGCTTGAGTGAGGAACACATCGGCTCCCATATGCCCTCCCATTAAAAACCCGCCACGGGGGCGGGTAGATTCCAATCTTTGGCCGTAACAGCCAGAACTTCCAAAATTCGATCCTGCGTCATGTGGCTTGCCGGAACTCCCGCAAGAATCGCTGCCGCAGCTGCTCGCCCGTGAGGTCTTTAGCGTTTTCCGGGTTGTTCATCCAATTCCACATCCGAGTTGCGGGGAATTGAGCGCGAGTGACTTGCTGCTGCAGATTCTCGATTTCGCACGCCACGCAGGTTCGACCGCGATGTACCTGGGCTTCACTGTGTTTTTCACAGCTGTAGTTCATGTTTTTTCCCTGATCAAAGTATTAAAGGGGCAGGCTGTCCACCCACTTGAGGAACAGCTCCCAGAGTGTTTTGCGGCCAGCTTCTGCCGCCTCGGGGGAAATGTTCATGCGCCAGGCTCCTTTGCTGCCGGCGCCTCACGCAGCATCTTAAGCAGGGCTGCCCGGTATTCACCCAGGCTTAGATACGAGATAGCGGACGCATCGCAGGCGACGAAGGCCTCGATGTTGGCCAGGGTTCTTTGGTGTTGGTCGATCCGGTTGGCTGCTTCGAGCATGATTGCCGTAGGCAGGACCACGCCCTCTGCAGGCCCGCTAAAGTCCCGCCATCCAAACTCCGGCTCCCCGTTTGCCTGGATCGGCCCTAATGGATACTTGCAGCGCAGGCGGTGGGTGAGGTCATCCATCATGGTGTTGATTCTCCGGGGTCCGTGATTGGAGCAAGCTCATAGTCGCAGGAGTAGTGCCAGTCATTGCCACTGAATCCTTCTTCGCACAGCGCCTGCACGTGATCCTCGTCGCTATTAAAATCCTCACGCCTGGGTCGTAGCTCCACGTTTTTCGCTACGGCGTGATGCGTGATCTCTCCTGCAACGACTTGCACAACGCTCTCGCTCCAGCAGTCGTCCAGATACCCCTGGATTGTGTCTTCGGCGTCTGCGTTGCGTTCTTCGGCTGTGCGGTAGTACCGCATGCCATCCCCCTCCGGGTCATGCAGGAAGAAACGGTATTCAGGCGTGGGGTGATATTTGAAGTCAGTCATGCCTGCTCCTTACGGGCTGCGTCGATAGCGGCATCCCATTCTGCAGCGGTCGGCCAGCGTGGCTTTCCTTCCCCCGCCTCTGGCGGTAGCGTATCGCGCATCGCTCTTACAAACGGGGTGGAGTTTGCCACGGCCGCATCTCGCCATGCCCGATACCGCTCCGCATCCACCTTGTCGGCGTCCTGCTGTGCCCGCAGGGTTTCTATTTCCTTACGCAGCGCTTCAATCTCGGCATCCCTTGCTGGGATACCTGCCATCACATCATCGAGCGTTTGCTGTGTGAGGCCTGGCTGGGTGGCAACGGGGGCGGTGTAGAGTTTCCGCATTCTCGGCGGGTTCTTGCTGTCCAGCCACCAGCAATACGTGGCTTTGTCCGTATCCGTCCACCCCCCGAAGCCCTCATCACTCCAAAGCTGATATACCGGCTCCGCGTTCTCAGGGACCATTGTTTGTGTCTCTTTGCTCATCGACGTTTCTCCATCAACTGAGGGTAATTAGGGTTTGGGGCGGCTTTCGAGGTCACCGGGATGAATGCGCGTGTGCCGTAGACCTGTGCTGCGCGTTCTTGGTTGATGGCCAGCTGGCTGATCGCCTGGACTGGGTTGTGACGCATATCGTCAGGCATGCTCAGGTTCTGGCGCATTCGCGGCCTCCTTGTGATCGTCATATTTCTGGATTGCCCAGGCCAGCGCATAGCAACACCATGTAAAGCGACCTGTGGGCTTGGTGAAGGTGTGCTCGAACAGGTCATCGAATTGCCAGCGCCGACCACGTGGACTGTGCAGATCCGGAGTCCATGAAAAATCAAACGCTGCGATCTGGGCTCGTTCAGCGCCGTCCCCCACACAACTAAGTACTCGGTCTTCTACCTCCTCCCAGAGCTCGCGACGCTGAGCTGCATTGAGAGAGCCGTCATCTTTGGCAGACCTCATCCATTTTTTGCGGTACTCGTTGATGACCCTTTTGAACTTGTCCGAGTCAAACTCTGTGATGCTGGTGCGATGGCTGTTACCGTCAACCGCTTCCAGCTTCTCAGCCCAGTAGCCTAGGTTTATGCCCAGTTGCTTGCCGCGACTCTTGGCATACTCTCGATCAGCACGGAAAAACTGGAACATATCGTCCAGTCGTCGGAACACATAGGTGCCCATGTCGCCGGTGTAGCAGAGGTAGCCAGGCCACGTGATCAGGTCGAAGTGCATGCACATGGTGCCTGGCTTGCGAAAGCGGATATGGCGGTGCAATCCGTCCTCCTTGATGATTTCCATAACATGGCTTTCCACGTCCCTTAAAAAGCGGGCTTCGGTAGTCATCTAAATGTCCTTATGGATAGGCGCAAAAAGAAATGCACTAAGCGGTACACTTAGTGCATCTACGATTTGCGTGGTTATGGTGATTGGGCAGAGGGGATATGCATAGGAAAGCTGCAGGCTTTCCGGGTTCCTCAGTTATGGTTTATTAGATGCATGGAATGGAGTTAGGTGATGGGCGTAAAAGTTGCAGAGTATTTAGGGGTGCGGATAGATAGGGATTATCAGGTAGAGCCCATCCCTGTTTTTAAAGGAGGGGAAGGTGGGCAGGGAAAGATTCAAGTGCAATGCCCTTTCATGCAGGAGTATTGTGTAAAAGCGCGACGTGGTGATAAGCCCATTTGCTCTTTAAGAGACAGCGTGAGTGAAAAGCTTTGGGTGGTGTGTGAGCATCGGCTGTGCGCTACAAAGAAAGGCACCAAGAATAAACCAATTCCTTTAAATGGTTATCAGAAGGAGATGCTTTATTCGATTGCAAAAGAAATATATGGTCCTACTATCCCGAAGGAGGATGTCTGGGTTAAACGCGAAGTTAGCGTGCCAGTAACGGAGAGCTCTAGCTACTCGGCTGACTATGTGATGTGGCGGCAAAATCCTAATTTGGCTACTACAAGTAGTCCTGATAGGCCAGTGATTTTAGAAATGCAAGGAGGTGGAGAGACTTCTAATACAGGAGACCTAACAAAACATATACGGTCTTGGGAGCAGGGGGAGGTGGAGCTCTCATCCGTTTTGACGACAGTGAATCCATTGACAACGAATGCCTGGAGGCGTCAACAAGAGCAGTTTCTTGTGAAAGGAAATGCCGCTATGTTAACAGGCGGAAAAATGGTTTTCTGTTTGGGATCATTGATTTATGAATATCTGATTCCAAGATTGAAACGTACAACTATTTTCCCTGATTTACGTAATGCAAATTGGACATTAGCCTTATTGGCTATAGTGGAATGTAGCGATGAGGAGTCTCCTCTTCTTAGGCATGCGCCTCATGCCATCCCTTTAAAGGTAGATGTGGATCGCTCACTGTTTACTAATTATGGTTTTTTTGTGCAAGCAATTACAAACCAAGGGATGGCATGTAACGAAATTTTTGCTGAACCCTATGAAAACATCGTTTAACCAGCGTTTTGTTTTTGCTCTTCAGCAAGAATACGTCGGCCTATCCACTCAACAATGTTGACGCAAACAGCGTTACCTATTGCTCGATATCTATTACCGTCCAGCCTTTCGGAAATCCCTGAAGAGTTTCGCACTCTGAAGGGAGTAGCCGTCTGACATACAGCATCGGGACTTCCTCGGCTGTCAAGAGTGTAGGTTTCTCCGTCGTTTCTGTATCCTTTGGCTTGAGGGCCAGCGCTAGGTTTTCTCCCGATGCTTGCGTGTTGGATAGAGAATGTATTTGACTCCGCATCGCTGCTTCTAAATTCTTCGGCATGGAAGTCGAGCGCGCCGAGGCCCGCTCTAGGAGCGACTGTAATTGAGCCGGGTTCAAAAAGAACTCTAGCGGAGCTGAGCCCTCCAAGACTTGCGACAATGTAGACACGTCGACGTCGTTGGGGTGTTCCAAAGTATTTAGCATCAAATGTTCGCCATGATAGGCCATACCCGAATTCATCCAGCGTTTTGAGGAGAATTTCGAAATCTTTCCCTTCGTGGCTGTTAAGTAATCCTGAGACGTTTTCGAGGATGAGCCATCGTGGTTTACGATGCTCAATAAGTTCTGAAAATCTATAGAAGAGTCCACTACGATCACCATTAAGTCCTTTGCGTTTTCCTTGGTTAGCTGAGGATAGGTCCTGACAAGGAAACCCTCCACACCAGAGTTGGGTGTCTAGCGGAATGCTAGAGAGAATGTTTGGGTCGTTGATGTCTCCAACTAGTGGGACGTTTGGCCAGTGTTTTTTCAAAACTGTTTGGCAGAATTTATTTACCTCACATTGGAAGGTAACGGTCATCCCTGCTCGTTCAAGCCCGAGATCAAACCCCCCGATGCCAGCGAAAAAAGAAGCAACCTTTAGCATGTGTATTTCCTAAGAGAGCACGAATTATAGCGTGATGAGGCGATACAGGCAGTTGTATCGACTGTTTTTTTAAACAGTGTAATTGGTAGGGGGCGCAGTAACTACGAATAGCACGTTTACAGCGATATGCTTGAGTAAAGCGGTGGCTTGTGTGACCAACCAGAGGTTTACTCAATCTACACCTCTCACCGTCAGCACGTCGACCAGATCGCTAATCATCTTTGCCAGCTCGGAGGTCATCAAGGTCATGTCAGCGTCAAAGATTTCGTCATCGTTGACGGCCGTCACGTCTTGTTTTTCAGTCAGGATGTCCAGTGGGGCTACGCGTTTGATGTCCAGTGCATCGGTCAGTACAAAGCTGATGCGATCCGCCCAGGTCATGGCCAAGCGGGTGCATTGCTTGCCGGCTTCAACGTGCTTGCGCACTTCGTCGATGTCCGCGCTTTGCTTCACGTAGCGCACGGCGGCACCGCTGTCGCCGGTGGAGCGCAGTTCAGTGTCCTGGTCCACGGTGAAGTTGGCCAGCTCTTCCTGATCAACCAGCCAGCTCGTCATGGCGGCACCGGGCGATTGCTCGGTGTACAGAGGCTGCACAGGGAAGGGCTCCACGCTCTTGGCGAACAGCCCCAGAACTTCGTCACTCTTAGCCACGGCAGCGGCATCAATCACAAACCAGTGGTTTCGTGTGTCGATCCACACCAAAGTGTCGCGCTGCACAGCGTGAGAGCGGGGCATCAAGTCGATGATGATCTGCTCTTTGATTTCCTTCATCTGCTTGCGGCCTGGCTTGTAGCCTTGCTGCTCTTCGATTTCGCGGGCCTTCTTGCGGGCTGCCTGATTAACCACAGCACTTGGCAGCAGCTTCTTTTCAGCACGCATGCAGATCAGATACTGACCATTCACTTCATGCACCAGGTCACCGCCTTCACGCGGCGCTACCCAGCCCAAGCTGAGTGGCTCTTGGCTGCCGCATGGCGCGAATTGATGCTTGGCCAGCAGGTCGGCCAGCTGTTGAGCGGACAGGGTAAATGCTGTATCCAAACGATAGATACGCAGGTTTTTTAACCACATGGGTGTATTCCTTTCAGGATGGGCTATGCTCACGCGGATCAATCATTGCGTGGAGTGGATAGGGATATGAAGACAGAGGGCTGTGAAGCGCGGACATTGGTCGCGCTGGTGGTGGGGGCGGGGTTTGGGGTGATTGTAGGTGTTGCCACGCTTGCCGTCGCTTATCCTATTTTTCAGTCAAAAGAATGGGCTTCTTGGGTCCAAGCTATAGGGTCAATAGGTGCAATTATTGGTGCCATTGCCATCAGCAAAAGAACATTTGATTCAGATAGAAAGCTACGCTTAGAAGCTGAAAGAAGAGAGCGAATCAGAGTCGATCAGGGGTATAGGGCTGTTGTGCTTCACCTTGCTGAGGAGGCAATGAACGTTGTTCAGCTAATGAAGTCGAGTGATGTCTCAAGCCTTATTTCTAGTTGGAAGATCGGGCGGCGTTCAACCGCCTATGCATGTTTAAGCGCTTTTAATTCAATTCCAATTTATGATTTAGGCAGCGCAGAAAGAATAAAATGGGCTTTCTTTCTAAAAGAAGAGGTTGAGATATTTTTTTGGAATGTGGATTGTGTCAAGTTAACTGAAACGGCGCATCTTTCTCTCGCCCAATTTATAGAGATAGAAGTGCCTAGATTTGTAGAGAGGATTAACGAATTTTATCAAGGGTTTGAGGCTACCTATGCATTTGAGAACTGATTGATATTAATTTTTTGAGCCGATCGATTGAATATGGTTAAAAATTATTTTATGCATTGAGGTGTATGAAGGATATGTGGAGAGATAGTTTGGATATGGAGCAGGTCGAGAGAACTGTTAGTCGCGCTATTGCGGGATTGCATGCGGACTATGAGCTTGCGTCTCGATTTCTTGTGTCTTTTATGCAGTTGGAACGTGAGCTATTGGAAAAGTCATCTTTTCGGAGAAGTGGTAGCTATGCAATAAGCTGGGATGCAGTTAAACGAGAGCTTCAAATGACCGAACTGAATGGGCTTCCAGAGTATTTACATCCACTTTGCGCAGATGCGCCTAAGGCAAGGGGCAGCGATGGAGTATGGCAGTCCCAACGGCAGGTTTTAGATCCTACGCTTTCAAACGCTATAGAGTGCTTGACGCGCATGAGGAATAACCTAGCTCATGGCTCTAAGAGTGAGGGAACGTTCGATAGGAATAATGAGCTACTCAACGAAGGGCTGAAGGTGCTTGCTTACATTGACAGCAAAGGTATCGCACGGCGGCTTGTTAAAAATTAGAGATTAGGTTAGCGGGTCTTGAGATCCACCACTTGGGAGCATCTGCATCTGCTCCCCTATGACTTCGGTGGTATAGCGTTCTTGCCCGTCATCGCCTTTCCATTTGCGAGTTTTCAGGCGCCCCTCGATGAAAACGGGACGACCTTTTTTCAGATACTCACCTGCAATTTCAGCGAGGCGGTTATACAGAACGATTCGATGCCACTCTGTTTCTTCGCGTTTTTCGCCAGAGGCGCGGTCTTTCCATTGCGAGGTAGCGGCAATCGAGAAGTTGCACACCGCCATACCATCGGCTGTGTACCGAATCTCGGGATCTCGCCCGAGGTTGCCGACGAGAATTACTTTGTTGACTGAAGCCATATCTAGAAGCCCGCTGCGGGGGCGATGTAGTTGAGCAGGCCAGCTGATACCGTGACCGCAGCAGCAGAGCCAAGACACCAGCCTGTAGGAATTTCACTGTCAGCAGGGAGTGGTTCCCAGCCGAAACGATGAGCCATATTGGGGTGCAAGACACGCACCCACAGTTTGTCGACCAATAGCCCAGCAGTAACCAGGCCAGCGAGCAACATCAAATAAGCGAGCGCGGTCATAGCGTCTCCTGTTAGAAAAGAAAAAGCCCCACGCTTCGTTGGAAGGTGGGGCAGATAAATAGACCCTCTGATAGCAGCCCTTCTTGCGAGATAAAGCACCGCTTGCTCGGACCACACGTACTAAGAGATTGGAAGATACTGCCGTCGCTAACACGACAGCGAAGGACTGCTATCAGAGGGTGCCCGCTCTCACCATGCGGGCCATGGGCCTGTGCGCTCTCAGGCTGGCGTACTGCCACTTTTGCTTTAGGTTGCCATCCACCAGTTAACGGGGGTGGGTACTCCCCAACTGTCAGGCCATTTTTGCCCCATGCCGATATCGCCCAGCTTTCTGCGCCCGTGTACTCAGGGATTCAGCGGATTACGCCGCTACGATGCATCGCCGCCCATGGCAGTCTCCTATGTATTGTTTCGGCGTGACGCTACGCCGTGAGCTTGAGGAAGGAAGATGACTGAGTCGTCCTATAATTAATAAGTTCTGCTATTTTCTTTAACGTTTATATAGGCATTGGAATGAAAGAATTTATTATCCAAATTAATGACATTGTGATGTCAGTAGTTATTGTTCTGGCTGCATTTATTGGGTATGGGTGGTTCGGCGAGACGGGGGCAATTGGCGGATTTATTGCAGGGGCTGCCGTGAGTGGTTTTTGGTTTGTTCTATCAGCTATTTATAAGAACGGAAATACGCTAATTGAACAAAATAAAGACGTAATCGCTTTACTCGAAGAACAGTTGGATGCAGCTTCAAATCGTCAGGAATCGGTTGACACCAGTACGAGTAATTGAAAATGTTTAGTAAGGAAGCCATGCCATAGGGACCTTGCCGGTGCGCTTATTGGGTCTTCCATCAGGTTTCAGCCCGCGCACCATTACACGTAGTCCATCATGGCCAACCGTCTTGCGAGCCAAGGCAATCCAGTCGTGGCAAAACTGGGGTGCATCAAACTCCGGCGAGACCTGCCTGTGTTTGGCTGATGCAAAAATCTTTGAAGCACGATCTGCGTACCATTGCTGCAGATCCTCTGCTGTCATCTTCTCCAGCTCCTTCTTGGGGGGGCTTTGCGAGCCGCCAGCGTCTTGGCCAGCGATTCCGTCATACCAAATACACAAAAAGCGGACATGCCGTTCTCCTATAGCGGGGGCGGTGTTACATCACACGCCCAAGACAATCACAAAGATAGGTGCGCAGCAGCTTCAGGGCCTCGTCCTCCTGGCCTAGCGACAGCGCCTGGAACATTGCTTGGAGAGCGGGCGCATGATTAATGCCTTCTATGCCCCGACTCTCCAGCTCTGAAATTAAATCGCTTGTATCGATGTCGCTGAGTTCGACATCCACATCAATATCGACGGTCGTTGATACCGTGACGCTCGACATACAAATCTCCTCGCATGAAAAACCGCCCTGAGTAGGACGGTTTCAGATGCGGCCCCACTAAAGGGGCCATGAGTGCCGGGATTCCAACCGGCATGACCGTTACCGTTTTTGGCCGTCTGCGCCTCACCCGATTCACCCGTGTACCGACTTTGCGGACTGGATACGGCAGGGACGCCGCGCATAGCTCCAGCAGGGGGCTGGAGGTGCTATTGGTGTGTGGGTTGTTAAAGAGCGATGGATGCATATTAGCTTTAAGCTAAATGTCATGTCAATAAATATTTAGCTTAAAGCTAAACTGTGAAGCGAGTGCAATTTCGGCCAACCAGAATGGGCTGGGACTGTTACCTGTAGTTGCGGGCGGGCAAGAGAAGGGAAATTAAAAAACCGCCAGGAGAGGCGGTTTAAGTTGCTAGAAGAATGCTAAGAGGCGTCAGCAAGCTGGGTATGCATTTGTCTTAGTTGCAGATTAGCGTTTGCCCAACATTTTGGCATGTTCTGCCATCAGACCTGAGAATTGTATTTCCAACTTGGCGGTAGGTGGTCACCTGTCCGCCGTACTGTGGGATGGGCTGCGCCTGAGGAGGGGACCAGTTTTGGCTTTGCTGCAACTGTGCTTGCCCCATACTTTGGAATGACTGGGCTGTTTGTTGAAGTTGCAGATTTAAGCTATCAAATTGAGCTTGCTGTTGCTGCATATGCATTTGATATGCTTGCAACTGTCCATACGTTAAGGCCTCTCTAGGCTCGGTGTCTCTGCCGTTCTTGTCGACACACATAATGCGGTTGCCGAAAAGTGGTCTAAATCTTACGCAGTTATTATCACCAGCCATGTAGTAATTGCCTTCGAAGTAGTTTGGAGCTGCGTACGTCGAACAGCCTGCAATAAACGCGGTCATCGAAATAGCACAAATTTTTTTCAGTAACATTTCCACCTTCTTTTTGCTTTTTGAAACATGGCAGCAATGGCTGTGTATTTGCTGTTAAGAAATAAGATTACAGTTTCAGCCTTTTTTCAGGCTCCACCAAGCCATGACCTTACCACACACTGTGATTGCTTCTGCAATATGCCTCAAGTCGTAGCGCTCTTCGTCCGGGTACTCATCCACATTGTCACTTCGTATGATGAGTGTTCCATTGCTTAGAATCATCGCTTTTTTCAATATCAGTCTGCCAGCCACGTCTAGAACATAGATCCCAGCAGCCTCAATACTGCGGCACTCCACATCTACAAACACCAAATCCCCATCATGGATGGTCGGCGCCATGCTGTTGCCGCTGCCCGTTAGAACTTTGATGCGGGCCGGATTCACGCTACCCACTTTCTCGCGCACCCACTGCTCAAGCACATCCAGGTGCTGGACAAGCTGTAATGGCGTGTCCAGTTCACGTCCGCGGCCCATCGAGGGCGTGGGGGAGAGGTGCTCCAAGCGGACATAGCCTGGAGGCGGCGCGAACAACTCCGCAGGCGCCAGCTCGGCGCTCGTTGAATCCGCTTCTTCGTGTGAGCGATCCATCCACCCGCTGGGCTTGCCAGTCATTTTTTCTATGTGTCGGCAGCTATCAGACCGCATCCCTCTGGGTTTCCCGGTGCCGGAGTTGATTGAGGCGTTCGCCCACTGACTCACCTGAGATTCGGATCGCTCAATCGCAGCGGCGAAGGCCGTGAGGCTGCCGTAGCTTGAAATCAGGTGGCCGAGGTTCTGTCGGCGGATGTCGTCAATTGTCATTCTTGTATTTGATAGCGGAAAGCTAAAAAAATGAATTAGCCAAAGGCTTGACTGCATATTTAGCCTAAAGCTAAACTAAGCCGCATGAAGCTCTCAGAACTCTACATCTCACTCACAAACGACGAGCGCAAACGGCTTGCCGGGCTTGCCGGGGTTGACCCTGGCTATCTATGGCAAATCGCAACCAGATGGCGTCGTAAGCGCCCCTCGTTGGCGGTTCTTTCGCGGCTGCTCAAGGCTGACGATCGACTTGGGGCGTTGGAGCTTATTTCTGAGTTCTCCGATTAATTGCTCAAGGAGCCCCACATGCCCCACACCCCCGACCCCATCCCCATCGGCCCTGACAACGTAATCACGAAAGGGGGCGCACATGCTTAAGAACCTGTACGCCCGCCTGGTGTTGTGGCTGATTCAACCGGCCATCAAGCTCCAGGGTGATCGTCTAGCCCAGGCTGCAGGGTTCACAGATCAAGAGGCTCGGGATGCAGAGATTTCGGCAAAAGCCGCTTTAGCTGCTGAGTCAGCTCGCCAGACACTTCGTCGGCATCACTTACTCCGGCTCTGAACCGGGCATGGCTTCGTACTTTTTGGTTTATGAGCGTCCTCAATCGTTCCGCTCGTTGAGAGTCAGTTGCCGCCTCATCTAGCAAGGAGGAAAGAAGTATCTCCAAGGCTGTGATCTGCACGCTATGCGATCCGACCGTCGAATTTAAGGAGAGTGCGGTATTTACCAAGTCGCTATTGATTCTTAATTGCTGATCAGTAGAAGTCACGGTCAATCCTTTTCAGAAAAATTTAGTTACTTGCATTTCTAAGCATAGCTGATCGGGATTGACCACCTCAATGAACGGTAACGGCCCCGAGCTCACCCAGACCATGCAGTTCATTCCAAATAAGCCGGTCATAGATGCCGGTTATGTGGTCATCGGTAGGGCAGTTGAAGGCCTGATAGGCCAGTTCAGTAGCTCTATCAATGATTTCAAAGCGGGGGAGTTCTTTTTTATCCATCCCCGCATTTTCAGATTCACGACCGATTTTTTCCATTCGCAGTTCCCACTCCTGATTAATCACTACGTACTTTTCACACTTTTACTGTAGCGATTACGAGGGGCGGGCGAAACGCTGAAATACACAGGAGTTCAGCCCAATGACAAGACGTTTTTCATCCTTGAACTGGCGAGACGCGCTCTACAGTGCCGTCCGTCAGGCCCCGGGCGGCGTTGGCGCGGCTGCCGTGTTTCTCTCTGACCGGCGTGGCCTGTCGATCCATCCCGAGTCACTGCGCCGGAAGCTGACCGGTGGCGAGCAGCTGGACATTGATATGGCCTTTCTGCTGACCGAGTGGCTGGAGGAACTGGCCGACTGCCGGGAAAGCGCAAGGGACTGGCTCATTGCTGCCGCTCAGCAGGGAGGCCTGCATGTGGTTGATCTACCACCTGAGCCGGTAGGGGGATTCGAGAACGAGGCCGGTGCTCTGAACGAGAAGGCGCTCAAAGCAGCCGCTGAGCTTGGCGAAATGTGTAGCGCCATCACCGGCACCACAGCAGACGGGCGTGTGACCCATGAAGAGCGGGAGCGTGTGGTGGCCAAAGCCTTGGATCTGATCCGCCTGTGCTTTCGCATCATCCGCAACGTGACCCGCTGGCACCGCAAGGAGGTCTCCGCATGACCAAAGCACCCTACGGCACCTACTACACCGACCTGTACAAGCTGGGCTGGTTCAACAACCCCCAGGTCTGCAAGGTTCTGAAAGTCGCTTTCGACCAAGAGCCACATGAACGCCAACAGCAGATCAAAGACCGTCTCTACGCAGAATTCGGTACTGACAGCTTGGCCAAAGTGAATCCACAGCACTTCGTGCGCACGCTGGACGGCATGGGCCTGTTCTTCACGCTGCCCACTTCTTTGAAGGACCAGCTGCGATGAAGAAAACAGAATGGACGCAGCGCACACAGTTGCAGCGCCGACAAGTACTCAAGCGCAGCGCCTTCAAAGCCAAGCCAAAGGAAAAGAAGGGCCCGAGCCTTGGGCAGCGTATTGCCCAGATAGTTGGAACAGCCCTGCAGCATCGGCCCAAGCCCTTAGCTGTCTACCGCTCCGAGCAGCATCGTCGCAACGTAGCGGCATTGCCATGTGCCAACTGTGGCCGGTGGTATCGCTCCCAGGCTGCCCACATGAACGGTATTGAGTTTGGTAAAGGGCTGGGCCTGAAGGTGTCTGATGCTTTGATGTTCCCACTGTGTACCGATAACGCATGGGGGCGAGGCTGCCACAGCATGCTGGACCAAGGGGGCGTTTACGACAAGGCCACCGCAGTGGGCTTGCAGATCATCTGGCTGCACCAAACCCGTGATGAATTGAAACGCCTGGGCCAATGGCCCGAAGAAGCCGACCGCGACGTAGAGACGTTCGTGGGGGCGTATTTGAGGAGGCAACTGATATGAGCACCATCATCATGTCCCAATGCTGGCCACTGCAGGGTATGACACCTGCTCAGAAGGCGGTGCTGGTATCCCTGGCAGACAATGCCAACGATCAAGGCG